CCATCAGAGCTTCGCTCGCAACAGAAGTGTAAATCTTTTCGACATAACGGCACTTGCCAGTGACACGGGCTAGCATATCGTCGCCTAACACCATCGCTACTACTGTTTGCGGCTTCAGCTCAAGCATGGCAGCATGCAGAATGCACAAATTCCACCAGGTGTTTCGGAACGTAGTGTCCGTCGCACCTGTGGGCAGTTGGTTCTGAAGTTTTGCTGTAATGCCGTGCTTGGAATTTTTGACTTTGAAAGTGTTTGTTCTCAAATGGAGACGAACAAACCACTCCGGGCATCCCAAGACACGCATAAGCGCGACTTCAATCAACTGGACATCTGCACACTGAAACTTGTCATTAGAGCTGAAGTCACATTCAACCCAAAAATCATTGTCAGTTTTCCTTTCAAGATGATGAGTGTACTCACATGGTGTTTTACGGTAACTGGTATGGTATTGGTACTTGCCCGTCATGCCTTCAAGGCAGTGATCCAAACGTCTCATGAGCTCATTAAAAATGGGCCCAGAAATTGCGTTATAGACGTCGGTTCCCTTGAATATGACACGAGGGGCCCAATTCGGCTTGTGGGTGACAAGAAGCGCCTCAACTTTGACAAAAATGTCCTTGTTTGTGTAATCTTGTAACGTGACATTACACAAATCGTTGAGGGCTCTGTTCATCCTAGCTTGCTTTTCAGAACCAAATTTTGCGAGCCAAGCTTTGTAAAGACTGTCAGTCCATTCAAATGGAAGCAGTGGCTTGGGGCAAACAATTTTCGACAGTTCCTGTGCTGCGTGAATGATCTTCGGAGTCGCTCTTCCGGCATTGAAGTAGTTGCATCGTTTCCTGAAAGCTGCCACAGTGTTGTGCCAGCCATTGTCAGGGACGACAGGGTGCATGTGGCGTAGTAGCGGGCCACACTGCTGTGCCTTCTGGCGGCTGATCTCCAATGAGCGAGGCAGCCGCATCCGTGTGCCCTTGATGGGCGCGATCAACGGACTAGCGATCTGATGATACTCAGCAGTGCTTTCGACATACTGGTAGCGACCTGGCCCTCGGAGCATCATGCACTGACCTCCGAGGCGACTGGTCGGTGTTGGTGTTGGTGTTGGTGTTGGTGTTGGTGTTGGTGTTGGTGTTGGTGGTGGT